GGGCTTTTTTGTATGATAAAGAGAGTACCTAAATCCGAGATGCCTTGTAATAAGCCAATGAAAAGTTGGTTGTCAGGCAAAAAGAAAGTGGTTAAGGCATGTGAGAATGGGGTAGAGAAGATAATCCACTTCGGAGACAGCTCTATGAAAGACTTTACCCAGCACAAATCAAAGACCAGAAGGAAGTCTTATTGCGAGAGATCAGGTGGCATAAAAGGTACAGATACCAAACTAAGTGCCAACTACTGGAGCAGAAAGGTCCTCTGGAAATGCGGTAAAATAGGAAAGTAATGGCTTGCGGTTGTAAGAAAAGAAAAAAGAGAAAGTAATGCCCTACAAAAGCAGAGCCCAAGCAGCCTTCTTTAACATTAACAAGAAAAAGCTCGAAAAGCAAGGAGTTAATGTAGAGGAATGGAATAAGGCCTCTAAAGGTAAAAAACTACCTAAAAGAGCCAAGCAAAAGAAGTAATGTCATCACTCACCACAATAGACTGGGATTTTGTAGGCGAATACCTCATGGCAGGTTGCTCTGGGGTAGAGGTTGCAGCTCAGTTAGGCATCCACGAAAACACTCTGTATCAACGATGTAAGTCGGATTTAGGTATAGATTTTGTGGCATTTAAGCAAGAAAAGCAGGCATCAGGAGAAAGCCTTTTAAGAAAGGTCCAATTCGATGCAGCTATTAAAGATAAAGACAGAGCAATGCTTATCTGGTTAGGTAAGCAAAGACTCGGTCAGAAAGAAAAAGGCGAGCAAGATATTAAGGTTGATGGAGGCATTAACATAGTATTCAAGCCAGCCAATGAGACAAGTTGAGATAAGATATACCAGTGTCTTTGAAAGGAATTTGCAAGCCTATCAGGCCAAACAGTATAGGGTAATAGCCAACCAAGGCTCAACCCGATCTGGCAAGACCTACTCAATAAGTCAATTACTAGCTCTTTACATACCGCATAAGGAAAAGGTTACTATCTCAGTGGTAAGCCCATCTCTACCCCATCTTAAAAGAGGGGCAAGGAGAGACATCCTAAAGATATTAGAGGATGCCGGGCTGTACTCTGATGACAACTTTAACAAGACCGACAATGTCTATCACTACCCTAATGGCTCATATATTGAGTTTTTTGGGGCTGAGGACTCTGGTAAGGTTAGAGGACCGGGCAGGGATATACTATACATCAATGAGGCTAATTTATTGCCCCATTCGATTTATCAGCAGTTAGCCCTTAGAACCAAGCAAACCATCTTTCTGGACTTTAACCCAGTAGATGAGATGAGCTGGGTCTATGATGTCTCTGATAGAGAAAGCAATATCCTAATCCACTCGACCTACAAAGACAATCCATTCTTGCCAAGTGAGCAGATAGCAGAGATTGAAAGTCTGAAAGATGCAGATGAGAATCTTTGGAAAGTCTTTGGGTTGGGAGAGAGGGGTAAGTCATCAGAGATTATTTACACCCATTGGAGGCAAGGTCAGTTCCCAGAGGATTGCGAGACCGTTTATGGTCTGGACTTTGGGTACTCAGTGCCAACAGCCTTAGTCAAGGTCGGGTTTTACGAAAGCCAGACATTTGTCAAAGAGTTGCTTTATGAGACAAAGCTAACAACCACCGATTTAATAGAAAGGTTAAAGCTCTTAAACATCAGGAGGTCAGATGAGATTTACTGTGATGCTGCTGAGCCTAAGACTATCGAGGAACTGGTAAGGGCTGGGTACAATGCCAAGCCTGCCGAGAAAGATGTCTATGCTGGCATCCAAAAGGTCAAAAGCCAGCCATTGGTAGTAACACCTGAGTCTATCAACCTAATTAAAGAGATTAGGTCCTACAAGTGGAAGGTTGACAAAGATGGCAAGGTACATCCAGACGAGCAGCCAGTCAAGATGTGGGATCACTTATGCGATGCGATGCGGTATGCTATATATACAAAACTAAACAAGCCTAAGTTTGAGGTGATGGCTTGGTAAAATAAAGAAAGTGGGCAGAATCAAAGATGCGTGGGATGCGTTAACTAAAAAGGCAGTGCCAATGATGCCGGTAGGTCAGCCCTTTGCTTCCTATCAGGTAACTGGTGGCACTTTTGTCGGTATAACTGACAATCGGACCAATTATATCCGGGATGGCTATCAGGTTAACGATATCCTCTATTCCACTATAACTCTCATCACAGATAAGTGTAAGCTACCAGAATGGTCAACTTACAAGGTAGTCGATGAGGCTGCCTTTAAGTCTTATCAGGGATTGATGAGAAAGAAAGACATCTCTACTGAGGATTTCCAAAAGGCAATGGGGTATAAGAAAAAAGCCCTAGAGCCTATCTTTGTTGACAGACTCACAGAACTCTTACGATACCCTAACGACTACGAGACCTTTCAGGACTTAGTAGCTAACTCAACTGGATATAAACTTATAACTGGTGGTCGCTGTGTTTGGGCTCAGATGCTTGACATGGGAGCCAATCAGGGTAAACCATACCAACTACACAACCTACCCTACCAAGAGGTAAACATCATTGCTTCAAGTAATATGTTTCCTATTGTCGAGGAGGGTTACATGATTCCGGTCCTTTCCAATGCCTTATTCCCTAAAAGTCAGGTTTTGCACGATAAGTACCAAAACTATGACTGGGATATCAACGGAGCCCATCTTTACGGAATGAGTCCGTTAAAGGCTGCCCTTAGAAGATTGAGCAGATCTAACTCGGCTATCAAAGCTAGTGCTGCCATGCTTGAAAATCAAGGCGTTAAGGGTGTGCTTTATGTCGATGATCCTAGGGTTATCGGTGGAGGGGTAGATGTAGCCGATACAAGAAAGCAAGTAGAAGCTATTAAGAGTAAACTAGTAGGTAAAGGAGAATGGGTAGGCTCAGAGAACTGGGGCCGCATTGGTGTCTCTGGTTACAAGATGGGATGGCAGTCAGTTGGGCTGAATCCAGTAGAGCTATCCATTATAGACTCTGAAAAATGGGATTTGAAGCGTTTTAGCTCTGTTTACGGAGTACCTAGCCAACTGGTGGGTGATTCTGAGACTTCGACCTATAACAATGTCAGAGAGGCTGAAAAGGCTCTTACGACTCGTTGTGCCATGCCTCAGTTGGTTTCGTTCCGTAATCACTTTAACAGAAAGCTACAAACCGACTGGGGTTATAAAGGTCAGAATGTCTATATCGACTTTGACCATACGGTATTTACCGAACTCCAAGAAGATGTAGTCGAAAAGTCCAACTGGATTAAAACTCTCAAGGCATTAAGCCCTAATGAGCAAAGGATGCACTTAGGACTAGAAAGAATAGACAATCCTCTCTTTGATGAGCCTTGGATTACTCCACAAGATGGTATGCCACTTAGTGAGTACGAGACTCCAAACATGGACCTCAGCGATGTAAACGAGGTCGAAGATGAGGTAGAAAATGAGGAGATGAATGACGATTGATGAGATTGTCAGCACAACCTACCCGGTAACAAAAAGGGAGAGGTGCTGTGCGTTATTAAAAGCTAAAATGGATGCCAAGCGATTGGCTCTAAAAAATAGATTGATGGATGACCGACAAAGAGAGAAAAGAGTATGCGGAGAACTTCACGAGAACCAATCGGAAGTTTGCCAAAACGCACTTTCCTAAGGTCAAAAGACAACTAGATAAGGTTGTCAGCTCTTTGATAGGTACAATAAAGAAAGTTGGAGCCAGACAAGCTCAGACAAGACTAAGGACACAGCTTTGGAATGATGAGCTCTATAAACCAATAGAGGCCATCTACAAGCAAGTAGGTCTCTACCATGCCAACCAGATGTATAAGCTAATCCGTAGGGAAGCTAACCAGAAAGGGATAGGCAGAGATGAGCAGTGGACTAGGTTTATCATGGATGAGCTAGAAAGGACCTTGCTCCAGTTTGCGGTAGTCAAGACCTCAGAGACACTTAGAAACCATTTACTACTCGTTTTACAGAATGCTATCATAAAAGAGCAAACCGTAGATGAGATAGTAAAGATTCTACAAGACTCAGGGTTTACAGCCATGCAAGCCGAAAGGATTGTGAGAACGGAGGTAGGTCGGGCAGCCAACACTGGGATAAAGGCAGCAGCCGAGTCTTTTGACTACGCAATGGTCAAAGAATGGATTGCCTTTAGAGATTCAAGGACCAGAGGTTTTAAGCCAGAGCAACCCAAAGACCATTTTAACATGGATGGTCAGGTGGTTGACTTTTATGACAACTTTGTCGATCCTAGAAGCGGAGAGAATATAGAATATCCTCTAGCTCCGGGTGGCTCAGCAGCGATGGTCATAAATTGCAGATGCTCTTATATTGTTGTACCTAAAAGAGATAGTAGAGGCAGACTAATAAACAGGGGAGGTGCTTGATCGACTACGGTCAATACTGCGGAATAATGAAACAATAACCAGGGTCAACCCTCCCAAAATATTGAATATGAAAAGATACTTTGAACAAAAGACAGTAAGCAACTCAGTGCAGGATGTTAGCACTACTACCAGAAAGGTAAAGGTAGCTATCAGCCAGATGGGCAGTAAGGACTTTGACAATGATGTCATTGACCACAATGCCTACACTAAGACATTAACAGAAAGAGGTCCTAAGGGTGCTAATCTTATTTGGCATCTGACAGACCACAACCCAAGCCTAAAATCGGCTATTGGCAAGTTTTCTGAGCTGTATGTAGAAAAGGACTATCTGGTTGGAATAACCGATGTGCCTAACACTACATGGGGCAACGATGTACTGGAGTTCTACAAGTCTGGGCATATTAACCAGCACTCAGTAGGCTTTAGAACTATCAAGCAAGAGAACCAGAAAAGCCAAGAGGGTGAGTACAATCTTATCAAAGAGATTTTACTTTTTGAGGGTTCGGCAGTCCTTTGGGGTGCTAACATGAACACACCTACTTTAGAGGTGGGCAAGTCATTGACTAGTCAAGATATTCTTGACAACCATGCTAAACTTAGCAAAGAGCTGAGCATGCTCTTAAAGTCATTGAAAGATGGCCGCTTCTCTGATGATGCTTTCGAGTTTATCGAGATCAGGGTCGCACAAATAAACGAGGCAATTAAATCACTTATTTCAATAGATACCACTCCTAAAGAGGAGCAACCCGCTGAGGCAGTTGCAGAGACTAAGGAGCCGGAGGTTGATTTAAGCGGATTGAAGCATAACTTAAATAACTTATTAACTAAATTAAATTCCTAACAATGGAAGAATTGAAAAGCATCGAGACTGCAGTAAAATCAGCTACTGAGTCTGTTGAAAAGATGAAAGCCGCCAATGAGGCTGCTATCGCTGATGTAAAAAATGATGTAGCCGAAGTAAAGGCTGCTGTGGTAACTATGGATGAGTCTGCTAAGAAGAACCAAGCTGCCCTCGACCAACTTATCGCTGAGAAAGCTGCCAAGAAAGTCGATAACAAGACTAAGTCTTTTGGTGATGCCTTTGCTGAGCAAATGGCTGAGGCTTTTGAAGCTAAGCAAGCTGAAATCAAAGAGTTCCAAAAGAACAAGAATGCCAAGCTGACTATTGACCTTAAAGCTGTCGGCACAATGACTTTGGGTAACAACCTGTCAGGTGATGGTGTTGCTACTTACAATCAACGTCAAGGTCTCGTTCCTGCTCAGAAGATTAACTTCCGCGACCTTATCCCTACTGCTGTATCTCCAACCGGACTTTATGTAACCTATCGTGAGACTGGTACTGAGGGTTCAATCGGTATTCAGACTGAGGGCAATGCAAAGAGCCAGATTGACTACGACCTGACTGAGGTAAAGGTAGTATCTGACTATATCGCTGGTTTTGCTCGTTTCTCTAAGCAGATGATGTTCCAACTGCCTTTCTTACAGAACACCCTCCAGAGAATGCTGCTGCGTGATTTCTACAAGAAAGAGAACAGCACATTCTTTACTGCTGTGTCAAATGCCGCTACTGGTTCTACTACTACCTCTGCTACTGTTGATGCTGAGCAACTGGTTGACTGGATTGCCAACCAATTGGATGCCAACTTCGACGCTTCTTTTGCTTTAGTATCTTATGCTCAGTGGGCTGACTTGTTAAAGACTAAGCCAACTGACTACTCTGTTCCTGGTGGTTTCGTAATCGATGCCAATGGTAATGTCCGTATCGCTGGTGTACCTGTAATCGGTGCTTCATGGGTTACTAACGACAAAGCCCTTATCATCGATGCTAACTACCTTGAGCGTGTTGAGACCGAAGGATTGCGTGTAGAGTTTAGCTACGAAGATAGCGACAACTTCCAGCGCAACTTGGTAACTGCTCGTGTTGAATGTTTTGAAGACATCAACATCATGAGAACAGATGCCATGATCTACGGATCATTCTAAATAGGTGCTGTGGTTTGATGTGGTGGGGCCGGTTTCGGCTGGCCCCTTTTTTTAATAAATCTCTATGCTGTACAACTTACTTATCGACTGGGATGACCAAACCAATGAATCTGGCATCAATGAGCCTTTAACTGTCGAGGAGGTTAAAAACTATCTCAGACTAGAAGGGTTTATCGATCAGTCAGATAGCATACCATCCGACTTTAACGATGATGATGCTATTATAGAAACATTGATTCGGTCTGCTAGAGAGAGGATTGAGGAGTTTACTGGCCTGAGCTTAATCCCTAAAATATGGGAGATTGAATTCACTAACTTGGCTGGTGGCTTTGAGATTCCGTTTGGTCCAGTTACTACCATCATTAACGTAAAAGATGATGAGGGGGATAGTATTAGTACAGATGACTTTGAGGTGTCCTTAAATGGCAGAATCCTAAAATGGCCTAAGTATGAAAATATGACCATGCTTTACGAGGCTGGTTATGTTAGCTTACCTAAAGGCTTAAAGGATGCCATGTACAAAGAGGTCGCTTACAGGTATATCAATAGAGGGGATGAGAATGTCGATGGCATGAGCCGCGAGGCCATGAATCTGGCAAGTAGATATAAAACTACAAACTGGTTAGGATGATAGGTAACCTTAAGCCCATAAAGCTGTTGAAATATACCCAGACCATTGACTCTAATGGGGATGCTACTGAAACGGTAGCAACAACCTATAAGATGTGGGCTGAGGTAGAGGATGGCGGTGGGTCTAGGAGTCAAGGGGATGGTAGAACAGAGATGTCAGATACTAAGACCTTTAGGATTCCTTTTAGGGGTTACAATATCACACCTGACTACCGAATAGAGTACTTTGGACAGACCTACTCAATAGGTAGTGTCCGTAGGATTGATGAAAAACGATTTAACTGGGAGATAACTGGATTAGCAATATTTGAGCTTGATTAAGGTAACAACCATAGGATTTGACAAATTATCTGGTCGATTAAATTCGGCTAGTAAAGCCATGAAAGATGAGGTACAAGCCGAAGTCGAGGCTAGTGCTATGGAGTTTGTTGCTTTAGCTAAAAGAGACTTAGCTGGTCAAGGTGGAGACAGAGGTACTTTGCTTAGGTCTATATCTTACAAAAGAGAAACACCATACAGCTATATGGTATCTGCTAATGCCTCTTATGCTCCTTATATTGAGTTTGGTACAAAGAGAAAGTTTAAGCCTTACCCCGGTACTGAGGAGTACGCTGCTCAGTTCAAAGGGGGCGAGAAAAAAGGCGATTGGATTGAGATGCTTATGTCTATTTACTCTTGGGTAAAACGCAAGGGAATAGGGGTAACATACAATGTAAAGACTAAAAGAAAGAACAGACAAACTAAAGACCAACGATTGAGCATTGCTTTTGCAATTACAATGAGTATTCTAAAGAATGGTATCAGTCCAAAGCCATTTTTTTACAAGCAGATACCTATTGTGCAAAAATCACTAACACAACGTATAAACCGCATACTAAGTGGCATTTAAGACTGCACTATACGACCTAAAGACAGAATGGTACAAAGCCCTCGATGGGGTTATCTCTGTGCCAGTCTATAAGGATGCAGTGCCTCTTAATCAGAATGGCAACTATGTACTTATCAGGTCAGAGGGTAGTACCCAGACAGACCTCAACAACTCTGCATTTTTTCAATCTGCTGTTATTGTAGTGGATATATTAACAAAATTCGCTACTTTAGGAAACAGTAAGATTGCTTACGATATAGCCCAAGAGATCTACGATGAGATAATACTCAGTCCTAACTCTTTTGGCATAACCATACCAGACCACCAGATTACACAGATAACGATTCAATCAGAGACCGAGCTTTACGAAGATGATGGCTCTGAGAAACTATTTAGGCTTTTACTTAGATACGAGCATATTCTTAATCAAAATTAAATAAAAACAAATGGCAGATGCTACAACAATCTCCGGCAGTGTGATGTTTATCGAATACTCAGACACGCCGAGTAGTGCAAGAAAGTCGGCTGTGTGTCAGAGTGAGGGATCATTCGATGGCAGCCGCAACGTAGTTAGTGATGAGACTAACTGTGGAACTTTGAAAGTATTAGGACCTCAGAACAACCGTTTCACTCTGAATGCGGTAGTTGACACTGTACCTGATGCTGATGAGGCTTCGTTCAATGATTTCCAAACTCTGTATGCCAACAACACTAAAAAGTACTGGCATCTGACAGATTCAGCCGAGACTATCTATCATGGTGGTTATGGTTGGATTTCAGCTCTTGGTCAGCAGAATGTTAGCGGTCAGACTGCTAAGTTCACAATGACTATCGAGATCGAGGGAGACATTGATACAACACCAGCAAGCTAAAACACATGAAACAAATCACACACACAATCGGAGGTAAGGATGTAACACTGGATGTCGGCAAGATGTGGTTCTCAAAGTTCTACGGAGAGGCTACATCTTCCGATCCTTTGTTGATGTCTGAGCTTCTAAGCAAGCCAGACAAACAATTTGATTTTATCTGTGGTCTCGTTTATGGTGGCTTAAACTGCTATAACAAGGTCAATGGCATTAAGGAGTTTATCTCTATCGAGCAAGTCCAAGACTGGGTAGGTGCGATGGATGAGTCCGATGCCGCTAGTTTAATCAATAAGTTTGTAGAGGCTAATAAACCTAAAGACCAGGGGGAAGCCCTAACCCAAGTGGCAAATCCTTAACTTGGGATGAGATGAGGTCGGAAGCCTTTGGCCAGATTGGTCTGCTTCCGGTGGAGTTTTATGGTTTGGAGGTCGAGGAGTACCTACTTTTACGAAAGGGGTATTTTGATAAGGTAAAATATGATGCTATCAGTCTAAGGTTTCAGACAGCCTTAATATGCGAGGCTCTGATAGGTAAGGGTAATGGGGCGAGGTTTGTCATGGATAGCTGGCAGCTCGAATCTAAGGCCGAACTAGACCGGGATCAAGTACGGAATCTACTAAAGCTAAAGAGAGAGAAAGAGGCACTAAAAAGGATAAAGCAGAATGGCTGATTTACAAATAAGGATAGCAGCGGATGTTGAAGCAGCGTTACGGTCATTATCTAATATCCAAAAAGAACTAGACCGAACTAGATTAGCTTCTGACAATGCTGGCAAAGGTGCTGAAAATGCAGCGAGAGGATTTGGTAAAATACCTCAATCTGCAAATCAAGCAACCTTGGCAATGTCCAATTTAGGTAGAGTAGTACAAGATGCTCCTTTTGGTTTTATTGCCATAGCAAACAACCTAGACCCTTTATTACAATCGTTTCAACAATTACAAAAAAGTAGTCGTGGTACACGTAGTGCATTAAAATCATTACTTGGGTCTTTAACTGGTCCAGGCGGTATCGCTTTGGCATTATCGGCTGTTACCTCAGCCATTACATTTGCTCAGATTGGGTTTGACAGATGGTTTGGCTCTTTATCTAAAAATAAAGGAGCAGTAGATAGTCAAGCTGAGGAATTTAAGAGATTACAAGAAGTAATCAAATCTCTTAGTGGAACTGTTGGTAATTTAACCGTAGAATTTGGGTCAAGTGCTAATGCACAAATAGCTAGGGTTAATGCTTTAGTTGCAGTCGTAAATAACTTATCTGCTAGTGATGCAGAAAGACAAAACGCATTAAGACAATTACAGGCACTAAACAAGGCCTATTTTGGTGATATTACATTATCAGCAAAAGGGTTAGAATTATTAAAGACAAGGCAAGATGAGTACAATAAGGCCTTGCAAAACCAACAAGCACAAAGTGGTTTTATCAGCAAATTAAATGAGGCTGAAACCAATGCCACTAAAGTCCAAAATAGAGTAACGCAATTACAAAAGGAGCTAGTTACTTTAAGGAATGAGTTAGCCAGAACACCTAGATTTGAGATTCGTGGGCAGGTCGAAGTAGAGACAGAAAATTATCGTAATCTACAAAATAGAATCTCCTCTACTAATGCAGAATTAAAAAAGCAAGAGACCACATTAGGTGACTTAAACGATGCAAGATCTAGATTACAGCAAGGGCTAACCCAAGCTGTAACCACAAGTGTAGGCATAAAGCCACTAGTAGAGGATAAAGGTGGCATAAACAATGTAATTAAAGATACGATTGCTGAAGCTCGTAGAATTGCTGCTGCAACAGATGAGTCTATTGATATAAGATTAAATATCACATCTTTAGATACAGAAGCAGAGCAGTTTGCAAAAGCTAAGGCATTTTTAGATAAATGGAGGCAAGGAGCATTTAAGTTTACTTTAGAGCAGCCACAGGTTGTAGAATATCCAGTAGATATTAAGTTAACAATACCACAGCCAATAAAGACTGGGGATATTTTATTTGATATTGGGAGAACTATTGAACAAGACCTAAAAGGCAGACAATTAGCATTAGCGAAACCATTAGGAGATTTAACTCCACAAAAGGCTGTTTTAGAGCAAGAGATTAGGGATTATTTTGATTTTAGTAAAGTCAAGATTGATTTTACATTACCCCAAACAAAGGAAGCCGCTAATGCAGTTGTTAAAGGCTTAAAAGATGCTGGTAAAGAGATAAATCAGGCCGGTATTGCATTACAACAGAATCTTGTTAATGCCTTACAAGGTGGATTAGAAGGATTAGCAGAAAGTCTTGGTAATTTAGTAAGTGGTGAGGATTTTGGCAAAGGTATTGTCGAAGTTATGAGTAATTTACTAAATGCCATCGGTAAGGCATTGATAGCTTACGGTATAGCAAAGAAAGGTATTGATGAGATTCTATCTGCTACTGGTGTAACGATACCGGGATCAGTTGCTATTGGTTATGGTATTGCAGCCATAGCCGCTTCAGCTATATTAAAGAACTTTGGAGGTGCAAGGGCTGAGGGTGGACCAGTAAGTGGAAATAAGACCTACTTAGTGGGAGAAAGAGGGCCAGAGTTATTTGTACCTAATGTGGCTGGTACTATCGTACCTAATGATGAGCTGCCTACCTTTGGTCAAGGCTTGGCAACTATGATGGGTGGTCGTGGTGGCGGAGGTACAACACTTAGAGGACAAGATATTATTTTAGCATACGCTAGAACACAAAGGAGTCAACTCAGAGTAAATGGGTAAGATTTACAAAGGTAGTTTTGTTAATACGCAAGTTAACTATTCGGACAATAGCCCGAATGAGCAGACTATCTATGTAACTATTACAGATACAGCCCCAGCAGACCCTTTACCCTATGGTTTCCACTTTTACTCTGACCCAAGCATAGGGGATGGCGATCAACTAATGAATCTTAGTTGGATAGGTTTACCAATAGACACTACAAGTTTAATTATAGGCTATTCAATAGCCGGTGATAACTCATATACGGATATTACTATAAATGACCCATTGCCCACTTCCTTTTATCAATGGATTGTACCATTTGATGATTACGATATTAGAATACAAGTTGTTAGGAGTGCAGGACCTACGGAAACATACTATATTGAGTTTGAGGGCATTGTAGCTCTAGAATTAGCAGATGCACCAATAGTTCTACAAACAGTTGATAACTCAGAGGATAAGTTTACACCTATAAAAAGTAAAAGTTGCAGGATAAGGGTATTTACTAATAAGTTAGTGAATGCTATGACTTTCTCTAATGGTGGAGACAATGAGTATTTAGTACAAGTAGCGGTCAATGCTGAAGATGCTGTAATTTATTCTGGATGGTTATCTATCTCAGATTTAGGGCAGACCTTTCAGCCTGATCCTAATGTTTTAGAGTTAATAGCTAGTGATGGCATAGCCTTTTTAAGGGATTTGACTTTATCAGATAGCGAAAGCAGAAGTCTAACTGGACCTCATCAGCTCATTAAATATATTGCATGGTGTTTACAGAAAACTGGCTTACAATTAGAGATTTGGGTAGAGATGAATCTGTTAGAGGTCTCTGCAACTTATGATTTAGCTACTGACCACTTTTACAATATGCTCTACCTAAATGCACAGACCTTTGAGACTAGCATAGGAGAGTTAGAAAATTGCTTTAGTGTATTAGAAAAGTTGCTAAAGGAGTTCTGCGATATTAGCCAACAAAACAATGTTTGGTTTATTCGGTCAACTGATGAGGCACATTATGCGATAAAAAAGGTTTGTAAGTTTACTTCTAATGGAGATGTTATAGGGTATTATTATCCGTATCTTGTCAAAGATATTGGAGCCGACTATGACATGGCATTTATGAACGATGATGCCAGATTGAGCCTCCAAAGGCCTTATAAAGCGGTTAAACATACTTTTGATTACAACTATCCAACAGAGATAGTGCAAAATATAGATTTTGAAAGGGGTACAGCTACTACTGAGCCAGACCCTACACAGCCAACCTCTACTGGTGTTTATAGGCCAGAGGGTTGGACTTTAGCTAGGGCTGGGGATGGCACTGGTGGGGTTTGGTTAGACCTATACCAACAAGCAGGAGCAAAAGGGGAAATTGTAAAACAATTTTCTTATGGCTTTGAGACTAGTAAATATTTAGTAGTACAGCATAATGATGTGGCTGGAACTGATTTTATACACTATGTAAAGTCTAGCCCTTTTTATGTGCAGAAAGGAGATAGGTTAGAGATTTCAGTAGATGTAGGGCAAGATGTTAATTTGAACATTGTAAACCCAGTTCACGTTTGGTTAGAGGCTGATACCAATTATTATACTTGGCAGTACGATAATACCAACCCATCTGCAATAGTAAATCAGTGGGTTAGTAAACCAAAACCATTAACTGCTGCAATAGCTGACAATCCGTTTACGCAAATGTGGCGTACTACTTTAGATAGTTCTTTAGATCCTACTGATGAACTACCTAAATATACAACGGTAAATTCAACAATAGAGGTTCCAGCAGATGGTCGTATTTGGATTAGGTTAGCTGTCAACTTTAATATTTTTGCTCCTTTTTATTTTAATAATTTAAGGATTAATCTAACTCCAAGAGTAAATGGTTCTTATGCAGTCCTAAAAGGCCAACAGCATATATCTGAGCAGCAGGTTGATAACATGGCTGTCAGAGAAGAAACTGTTTTTATGTCAGATGCTCCTAGGATTGAAATGAAAGGGGCATTACTACTCACAGAGTTAGGAGATACTTTATACAATGGCAATGCGGTTTTTGCTGATGGCTATGGTGTAAATTTAGATGGCTTTTATACCCCTTACTTTAACATCAACGACTATGTAGATGTTAGCTTTACTAGCCTTAACAATGGCAAGTACAGAATTGTAGCGGTAGAGTATGCGTTGATACCTAATAAGACCATCTTAACCTTTGCCGAGCCTACACAAAGCGAAATAGTAGGGGCTGCACAGATAAAAGCCTATGACTATACTTTGTCTGGCAACTTCTACGACTCAATAGAATTTCAAGGTAACCCTCCCCAAGAGGACCAATTACCCTATGGTCAACATCAGAATCAGGCGGTCTGGAATCAATACAACAGGGTATTTACTGCTTTCGAGGCTACGGTTGATGGTTTAGATACAGAGAAAACATACGACAATATGCCTGACCTGCCAGATTTATGGCATGTATATAGGCAAAAAGATACACATCCAGCTACTACAAACAAGGTTTTTAAGCTATTGCACTACGAACAAGATACCGATAACTGCGAATGGGGTCTTTATATGATTGAGGTATATGATTCAACTATACCCAAGACTTATAATGGTCATTCGTTCAAATATATCCAAGAATGAACGATGGTAAAGTAGTAAGAGGGTCCAATATGATTGCCTCTATAAAGGTCAATGGCAATTTTTATCCGGTATTTTGTGCCAAGTCATGCTCTTTTGAGCTGACTAATGAGATTATAAATAGGACCTCTGTTAACGATGGCCTCTTTACAAAAAGGAGAATTAGAAGAACAGAATGGTCTGGCTCTGCCTCTGGGGTGTTGGTTACAGATAACAACGGAGACAGATATAGTCCTTTTTACTTAATGCAAGAATCAGTAAGAAGGTCAACCTTAGAGTGGCAGTTTGAGTTTACTAACTTAGATGGGGATATCAGAACGATTGAGGGAGAGGCTTTGATACAGAACTTACCTATCTCTGGGGATGTGCAATCCTTTGTCCAGTGTACGGTTAACATTATCGGTACAGGGGCATTCTTAATGGATGTCAGCCCATCTAGCCCATCGTTTGATGAGGATGTCGATTCGGACTACTGGTCAACGGTTGCAGGGCAAAACGCAATACAAGGCTTGTCATTTTATGGCAAGTCATTACAAGGCAAGACCATTCTAGCCATAGCTAGAGAGGGTACTGTCTATGATCCTATCACTACGGGAAGTCCATCAAATAGGACTGCGCTATTCAATAGTGCATTAGGAAGGATCACATTTGATTCAAATATACCTTTTAACCCCGGCGAGACTGTCTGGGCAATGTGGAAAGACTAATGACATTAAGAGAAACATATTACCCAATACCGGGAGATAGCAGCATTCTTGATGGGGCTATCGCCTATGTCAAAATGCTATTTGTAGCTCGTAGTGGTGTAGAGTTTGATGTGTTGACAAGCCCTAATGATATTATAATCAATACAAGGCAAGTCCATTACAATCCCTCTACTGGTGTGTTACAATTTGATGCTAATATACCTTTTGAAGAACAAGAATCAATAAACATAGTATATGATACGAATATTTAAGCTCGTTTTACTCTTAATTGTTAGTCAGGTAGCTTTTGGGCAAGCCCCATCAAACTATACTAATATCAATGGTAGATACCGTTGGATAGCAGGAATGTTTGATTCTACGTTTCACATTCCTAAAGGTACGACCAATAGTCTTAGGGTTGGCGGTTCTACCAATGCTGGTGCGTTGTTTTATAACACGACCGATTCTACTGTTTATACCTATACTGGTACGCAGTGGATTAAGCTAAGAGGTTCACTTAACCCATCTGACACTACTAATAAATATATTACTCAGGTCTATAAGAAAAGTGGCTCTGACTCTGTGTTTTATGTTAAAGGTGGAATCCATACTTGGGCTTTCAATGATAGCACTGGCAATGCCGGAGGTGGCGGTGGTGGTAAAATCTACTACTTTAATGGTGGCGTTAACATGGGAACTTTTGGCGGCTTACAGATGTATGAATTAGGAGATACTGCTAATACTGGTGCTGCTGCTAACTTTACAAGAAACACTACTGGTGGATTGGCTAACTTTATCACTGATCCCGGTAAGCCTGGGCTATTACAAATCCCTGCTGGGGTTTGGACTATTGATGCTTGGTTAAGTGAATCTGGTGGTGGTTCAAATAGTGCTCAAATTTGGATTGAGGTAGAAAAGTGGGATGGTTCAACTATTACTACTATTGCTACTTCCCCTATTGAGGAAATTACTGAGGGTAGTACACCGAATCTTTATACTTGGTCTGTAAGTATCCCTACAACTCCTTTGGCTGTAACAGACAGGATTGTAGTGCAATTTTATATCACAAATACGAATGGTAAAACGGTAACCCTTTATACGCAGAATGGCTATGTAGGTGAGATTCATACAACCTTCACTACTGGTATTGGAGCCTTAAATGGGTTAACTGCTCCGGCTCAGTATTTAGTTACAGGAACCGCTGGTACCGACTTTAACATAAACTCTGTTACTGCTACTCATACTTTTAATTTACCTACTGCCTCGGCTACTAATAGGGGTGCTTTATCAAGTGCTGATTGGACTACGTTTAACAATAAGCTAAATATATCCGATACTGCATCTATGCTTAGTCCTTATTTACGAAAAGTAGATACTGCTAGCTTATCAAATAGAATCAACCTAAAACTTAACATTTCGGATACTGCTACGATGTTGAATAATTATGTCAACAATGTAGGGTATGGGTTATCTAAAGTTGGCAAGGTCGTTAGTGCAGATTCGGCTACTTTGGCATCTTATTTTCTAAGGAGGAAGGACAGTCTTACCTCTACCAATTTACTAGGCTATGTTACTCGTAAGATTTTGGCTGATTCTACTGCTGCTGTAAGGGCCGCCTCTGGTACTGGCACAGTTACCTCTGTTGGTTCAAATACTGGCACAGGATTAACTGGAGGGCCTATTACAACCTCTGGTACTTTAGCTATTGATACAATTACAATATCTACTAGAAGGTGGAGGCAAAAAGGTATTGATTCAGTACAGAGCAATTTGACATCTGGGCTAGCCTTAAAAGTTAATATCTCAGACACAGCTTCTATGCTTTCTCCTTACTTAAGGTCAAATGTGGCTGCTGCAACGTATGTTCCCCAGACACGCACAATTACTATCAATGGTACAAGTCAAGACCTATCCGCTAATAGGACATTTTCGGTAGGTACAGTAACCTCAGTCGGAATCACCGCTGGAACTGGTATCTCTGTCGCTAATAGCCCTGTAACTGGTTCGGGTAATATTACGGTTACTAATACTGCCCCAGATCAAACCGTTGCTTTGACTGCTGGTACTGGCATAACAATAGGCGGTACTTATCCTAGTTTTACAATTACTAATAGTTCTCCTTCTAGTGGTGGTACGGTTACATCAGTAGCAACTAACAATGGTACTGGTATAACTGGGGGAACCATTACTGGTGCAGGTACTCTAGCAATAGATACCGTAGTTATCTCTACTAGAGCTTGGAGACAAAAGGGTATCGATTCAGTACAAAATAACCTGACTGCTGGTCTGGCTTTGAAAGTAAACATCTCGGATACAGCCTCAATGCTGAACCCTTATTTAAGGAAGATAGACACTGCATCTTTAAGCAATCGTATTAACTTAAAGGTAAACATTAGCGACACTGCTAATATGTTAAACCCTTATCTGCGTAAGGTAGATACAGCCTCTTTGAGCAATAGAATTAACACTAAGTTAAACATCTCTGACACTTCGACAATGCTAGGCAATTACGTTAATAACGTAGGTTATGGCTTGTCTAAGGTTAGCCAAGTGGTAAGTGCTGACTCTGCTACCCTAGCATCTTACTTTTTAAGGAGAAAGGATAGCTTGACTGCTACAAACTTACTAGGTTATGTAACTGGCAAGATACTAGCTGATACCGCTGCTGCTGTAAGGGCTGCTGCTGGTGGTGGATCAATAGGTGGCTCTGGTACTATAAACAGACTAGCCAAGTTCACAGCTTCGGGAACTATTGGCAATGGCTCAATAGCAGATAGCAGCTCAAGTGTGGCTATGACAATTAAAAGCAATGGATTTGTTGGAATTGGAATTGCTAACCCAACTACAAATTTGGATATTTTTAACGCTCTTGGTGCTTCTGTGATTGTTGGTGCTGCTACTGGTAAATCATTTTTATATGGGGATGATAATGGTGGAACAGTAGGAACTTTAGCTGCTATACCTTTGAGATTTCATACAAGTAATGCAGAAGCAATGCGGTTAACAAGTGGTGGAGCTACTGCAAATTTAGGCATAGGTACAACCACTATTGGTAGTAAATTACAAGTCAACGGCAACGCAGCTATCGGCTACTCAGCCTCTACTGCTGCTCCTACAAATGGATTGGCGGTTGCGGGAAATGTTGGTGTAGGTGTTATACCTAGTGCATGGAGTGGATTTTCAGTTATACAAGGTTTACAAGCTAGTGTTAGAGGTTCTAGTGCAGTTGCAGGATTTGGCCATAATTTCTTTTTTAATGGTACATCAAATATTTATCAAACAACAAATTTTGCATCAGATTATTATCAATTAAATGGAGAGCACATTTGGAGGTCTGCGCCATCAGGTACAGCAGGAAATACAGCTACCTTTACAGACAGAATGAAATTAGACGCATCGGGAAATCTTGGCTTAGGAGTAACACCAAGTGCGTGGATATCAACAAATAAATCTTTTGAAATTTTAGGTGCTACTGGTCTTTCTTCAGATGGAACATCTATGCGTTCTCAAGCAAATGCTTATGTAAACTCATCAGGTAATTGGATATATGGAGTAAATGGTGCAGCAACATTTTACACACAAGGAGCTGGCTCACACGCTTGGTACAATGCCCCTTCAGGAACAGCAGGTAATGCCATAACCTTTACACAGGCTATGACCTTAAATGCTTCGGGAAATCTTGGCATAGGCACAACCACTATCGGTTCTCGCCTACAAGTAAATGGCAATGCAGCCATAGGATATAGTGCAAGTACTGCAGCACCAACGAACGGGTTGTTAGTTAGCGGAAATGTTGGTTTTGGTACAACTTCTCCAAATAACTATGGTAACACTACTGTAACAATTGCATCAACAGCAGCAAATAATACTGGTGCTTTAGTTGTTAGAAATAGCACAGATGCAAATAGGGGACATATATATTCGGATGGTGCAAATAGTACTATTGTTGTAGGTAGTGCCACATCGACACCATTGCTGTTAGTTACTACCGATATTGAGCGAATGAGAATAACAAGTGGTGGATTGGTTGGTATAGCTACAAATGCTCCTACATCAACTCTACACTCAAACGGCTCAATAGCAGCTAAATATGTAAGCAAAACAGCGACCTATACTTTAGATTCTACTGATTATACAGTAGTTTTTAATATAAGTGCTGCTGCAACAGCAAACCTACCAAGTGCATCTACTTGTACTGGTAGAATTTATGTTATTAAAGTTAATAATACCACTAATACAGATGCTTTAACAATCGATCCTAATGGAGCACAAACAATCGATGGTTTTGCTACTTACACTTTACAATGCCAGTATGGTGTTATGATACAAAGTGATGGCTCAAACTGGAGAATTATAGCCGACTTTGGCTCTGGTCTTAACTGCTTATAATAAAACACAATATGAAACACTTACTGACAATCCTTGCTATTGCGACTTGCTTAACAAGCAACGCACAAATCTCTGCTGGTACTGCTACCTCTACTAATGACACTTTAGTAGTAGTTCCCTATGCAATCTTAATCCAGCCTATCCTAATCAATGCCTTGACTAAGGACACCGCCTTTCAAGTGATGTGGAATGTCCAAAACATTAGCCGAGACACTGCTCAGGGTAGCCCTTGCAATGTAACCTTCTACAATCGCCAAGGGAATGGTATCTACACAGCTTATTGCTTTATCCCAAAGGAAATCATTAAAAACTGGGGAACTAGCGATGAGATTATTGATTTGTATATCATAAATTACTTTAATTTAGTACCCATAAACTATAATAAGAAAAAATGAAAAAACTACTTCTAATCGCAGCAATTGCTCTTTTGTCCTTTACGACCCAAGAGCCTAAGACAGTAACATTAACATTAACCGTAGATGAGGTGAATCTTATCTACATGGGATTGGGTGAACTGCCAGCCAAAGCTAGTGAGCAACTTAGATACAAGATTGCCACAGAGGCTCAAAAGCAACTCAACCCAGAAAAAAAGTAAACGATGACACAGAGTTGGATAATATTTATAGTCGGGCAAGCAGCCGCCTTTGCAATAGCCCTAATTAAAATCTGGAATGACACAGAGGTTAAAATGGCTAGAATGGATGAGAAGCTAAAGGTAGCCGAGGATAAGGATGAGATCTTATTCAAAAAGCTCGACCACATATCAATCCAACTAACTGAGTTGTCCATTAATTTATCTAAAAAACAAGACAAATGAGTAACTTTCTAAACTTGGATTTCCAAGACCTAACTAAAGGCTTTGTAGTAGCCTTTTTGAGTGCCGCATTAACTGGCATTGTAGCTATCTTAGAAACTAGCCAACTACCTACCTCTGAAGACATCAAAGCCGCAGGGATTGTAGGATTGACTGCTGGTTTGTCGTATCTGTTAAAGAATATCCTGACTAATTCTCAGGGTCAACTCTTAAAGAAAGACTGATGCGTGTTTTTGTGTTGGCTGGTTTATTGCTTATGGGTTGCAATCCGGGTAAGCAACTATCAAAGGCAGAGGCTAGGCTGGCTCAGGCTGGCCGCCTCCCAGCTATTTGTGCCGAAAGATACCCAATCAAAGACACTACCTACATCAAAGACACCTTAGTGCGTATAGACACTTTTTTGTCTGGGGAGTACATCTTTGATACAGCCCGAATCAATGACACCTTATTTGAGGTTAAGTATAAACCCGTAGTCGTTTATAAGACTAAATACATAACAAAAGTAGAAAGGATTGAGGACATAGCCAAGATAGAGGGCTTACGTGCCTCTGTGAGCCAATTAGAGGCCCAAAAATCGACTTTATCGGCTCAGATGGCAGATTGGAGGGATAAGGCTAAAGTCCGCTTAAATTGGCTTATTTTGGTTTTATGTGTTGTGTTTGGGTTTAGTATTAGAAAGCCAGTCATGGCCTTAATTTCACACTATACAAAATGGTAACCTCTAGCCAAGCCTTAAAAAAGTACGGAGAGCCATCCGCATCTAACCCTAACATGATTCTTTGGGATGTGCCTGCTCATTTAGAGATAGGGGTAATCCCAAAACGCATATACTGCAATAAAGACCTAGTAAAACCTCTAGAGGCCGCTTTTAAGGCTCTAATAGATACTGGTCGTGTAACAGAGCTAAAGACCTGGGATGGGTGCTTTAATATCCGTAAAAAAAGAGGTCTAAGTTCTATGAGCCTCCACTCTTGGGGGATAGCCATAGATGTCAATGCCTTTGAGAATGGACTAGGCAAACAGCCCAAACTAAGCCCTGAGTTTGTCAAATGTTTTACAGATAACGGATTTATCTGGGGTGGTACTTGGAGGCGGTTAGATGGTATGCACTTCGAGTTGTCGAAGATTTAGTTGGTAGTCTCGGAATATTGGTTTTAATTTTGTTAAACCCTTTACATGACCAAGATTTCTGTGGTTAGACAGTACCGGGATAAATATCCTGACTTTCCTAACCTAAAACTAGCTCGGATTATCTATGCCGAGAACAAAGAGTTATTTACAACAGTAGAAGCCATAAGAGGTTACATCAGACAGATACAAGGTCAAAATGGTAAAGGAAGCAGAATCACAGTTACACATAAGCAAGGACCAAGACCTCTCAATCCCTATAAACTACCTGACTCTGATGAGTCAACTTTCGAGCCTTACAATGTCAGAGCCAAGCGAATACTTGGACTATTCGACATCCATGCCCCCTACCATTCCATTTCGGCATTAACAGCCGCTTTAGATTACGCAAAGAAAGAGAAACCAGATGCAGTCATCTTAGGAGGTGATTTGTTCGATTTTCATGGCTTATCTAGATTCCTAAGAGACCCTAGAAAAAAGAATTTTGCCACTGAGCTGTCAATAGGCTGTCAGGTTATAGAGGTAATTCAAAAGACTCTTAACTGCCAGATCTATTTTAAGTTTGGTAATCACGATGAGAGATACCAGCATTACCTCTGGCAAAAGCTAGGGGAGCTGCAAGGGGTAGAGGATTTTGAGTTAGAGAACCTAATTAAGAAAAGGGTCTCTGGGGTTAAATTTATTACTGATAAAAGAATCATAAAGGCCAATGATCTTAATATCGTGCATGGCCACGAATTTGCCAGCTCTATTATCAGCCCTGTCAATATAGCTAGAGGTTTGTATCTTAGGGCTAAAGCTAATACTATTTGCGGTCATCATCACCGATCATCAGAGCATACGGAGCAAAATATAGAGGGTAAAATAGTAACAACTTGGTCGGTGGGTTGTTTATCTGAGTTGCATCCCCAATATATGCCAATAAATAATTGGAATCATGGCTTTATTTTAATAGATTTACATGGTACTAAAGATTTTGAAGTAAGAAACAAAAGAATCTGGAAAGGACAAGTATTATGACACACAAAAACGCACCCATCATCAAAAAGCAAGTCCAAGAGTTATTAAAGCAACTACCTCCGATTGAGAGGTTAAATATACTAGAGCCTTTATGCGATAAGTACAGGGCTGAGAGTAGAAAGGAAATAGAAAAGGATGTAACCGAATGGAGCCGCAAGAAAGGAATACCACGGATCAAGACGGACTACTAACATTTGATCCGACCCCTCATGATGATATCCAGGCTTGTGCGCAAGCTATGGGTGTCATAGAGGACATTGACTTAGCCTTATTATCTGATGATGAGGCCACCATGATTAGGCATATCCGTAAGCTGGCTTTACATATTACCCATCAGGCACTTTACGAAATTTACGAAGGGGGCTGCTATGGCTCCTAAGATTACCAATCCTCATACAGTAGAGCATCGTAAGTTAGGCAGAGAGCAGGCCTGGGGGATTGCATGGATGGCCGATAATAAGATTAGCATTGACCCGACTTTAACTGGATACAGATATCTGCTTTATTTACTACATGAGCACTTTCACCTAAAACACCCTAACTGGTCAGAGACCAAAGTCCGAAAGGAGTCATCTAAGACTGCCCGATTCTTATGGCAGATGGGGTTCAGATTGGTGGAGCTGAAATAGGTTGCCAATAATGTAAATATAAAGGCATTTGTCCTTTAGTTCCTCTTTAGTGGCATTAGGCCACTTTTCTTTTGCATAGTTCCAAAGGTCTAATTTCTCTGACTTAGGCAAGTCCTCTAGCCTTGTAAGACCCAAATAGCAGTCTAATAGACACTCATTAATAACTCGGCTAGTGGTGCCTAGATTAATCAAGGCTTCAAAGGTTGTCTCAGATTCTTTAGCAGCTTTTAGGGCTGGTTGTAGAACCTCAAAGGCAATCATCTTCCGTATATCGTACATAGGCGACTGCATAGCCAATGATTATGCCTGAGATAAAGGCGGTTAGTACTAATAATCCAGATTCTATCATAGTTGAGATTTAAGCCATGTAAAGTTTCTGCCTAGCATGATCAACCAGTCAAAGGTCCATTGCACACAGGCACATCGGCACTTTTGGTTATCATCCCCATAGGCAGCTCTAAGGATATCAATATCATCTTTGCCAAATCGTTTAAGCATCTTATTTGACTTTAGATAGTCGTACCACTTATCCATTTGGTTAAAGGGTACTTTCTCAAAGTTTAACTTATACATCATCAAGTCATAGTCTAGCTTCTCTAAGTCTGTCTCTGGCACTTTAGCCTCTTGTATAGGTCTGTAACCAGTAGGAGTCTTTTGTAGGTTATGCCTATCCTTGTTATTGTTAGCCCATCTGGCTAGTCTCCTACCGAGGTCCCAGGTTGTCTCTTGTTCAAACCTCATCTTGGTATTCGACTTATTAGGCTCTGACCAATAGTCGTAAAACTCTTGTTTCATTTGCTCTGTAAAGGCAAAGGGTTCTATTGCTCTCTTAAAGTCTGCTGCTCTAGCTTCTATACTTTTCATAGATTGTTTACTTAAACGAAAAGACATAATATACCCTATAAGGGTGTTATTCCTTTTTTTATTTTAATAATTCATTTCAGTATTGTAGTCGTTCGGATTATGCCGATCCTATCGCAATCTTAATGAACCCACAATCGGGCGGACCCCCAGTATTATCTGCACCACTTAGGCAAGATGCAGTCGGACACTCTCTCTTTAATCACTAAGCCAATACCTTATAGAACTATTATTTTTGCAACTATCGGGGACAATCTCAGCTCTATTTGAACCTACCAACCCGACTTCTGGACCACTATCTACCTACAAGGCCATCATGGTCGTTAATGTTGCTAAATAAAAAACCTGCTGAGGATTGGCAATCGCAGCCGCACCCCAACAGGTTAGTAATATCTCATTAAAACAAAGCAGATTTCTCTGGCGATTCTTTGTCATGGCAAATATACGAAAAAATAATTAAACTGCCAAATTTATTTTGCCTAAATGGTCTAAAAACATGATTTCCTTATAAGACCGGACCCTTGTCAACCGCATAGATATCTCCAAATCACTAGCTAAGTCAATGACTTTCAAATAGTAAGGAAAAAATTTTGGGTCCTCTGTTTCTATGTAATGCTCAATCCTTTGGCGGTAGGTGCTCATAGTCGAATGGTCCTTATATCCTACTAATGGGGCTATCTCGGTTAGCTTCATTGGACAATGACGATAGATAAAGTAAGATAAAGCCATTCTAATCTCAGCTATCCTAACAACATTGCCATTTTGATCCTTACATATCTTAAAGTGATTACGGCCTCTTAGGCTTTGAAGCTGTTGTAAGGTTATTCCGTAAAAATCACATGCTGCTTGGACTAGCTGAATCGCTTGCTCTCTTGTGTTCATTAAAATAAAGTTTTCTGTTTTAGATAAGGTTCAAGTCTATTGTTAGCTATCTGACAATATTTAGCACTCATTTCGCTTCCTATAAATTGTCTATTTGCCCTTAATGCTGCTTCGGCTGTGCTTCCTGTACCCATAAACGGATCATAAATAATACCATGTTCTGGGCATCCTGCTAATATTGGTTTTTTAATTAACTCATCATTATATGCTGCATAATGTTCATTTGTGCTTCCTTTTGTAGTTATATCCCAAAAATCAGAAACAGAGCCAGGATTTTTACCTTTTTCATTGAATGATACTGCGTTAGTGGCTAACCATTTATTATCTTGTGATTTAACATCATTAGAGTATTCGTGCCTATTACCATCATTTCTTTTGTCATTAGCCCATTTATGTTTATCTCTAATAGGATCTAAATCAAAATAATATTTTTCTTGTTTAACCATAAAAAATATGTATTCGTGCTTTTTAGTAAATCTATCTGTTACAGATTCTGGCATTCCATTTCTTTTTGCCCAAATAATATCATTGCGAATAATCCAGCCTCTATCAATACAACCAATAGCGAATCTATGTGGTATTAATAATAAACATTTGTCTAATCCTTCATAATCTGGCTTTGTATTAGGTTCAATTAAATGTTCGTGATTACTTCTAAGGGTTTGATTGTTACTAGCTTTTTTTGCTCTACTACCCCTTGCGTATGTATCACCTAAATTAACCCAAACAGTCCCATTATTTTTTAATACTCTATAAATCTCATCCATTAATTGCCATAAATGGTCAAGATATTCTTGAAATGTAGGTTCTAAACCCCATTGTTCGGGATAGCCATAATCTCTTAATTGCCAATATGGAGGACTTGTTATTACACAATCAATAAAATTATCTGGCATTCTCTTTAATGTATCAAGACATGGTTCATGATAAATTTTATTTGTTTCCATTACTACCAAGTTTGTAAGCTGCAAAGGTTTTATTGTCTTTAGTAATGTAATTGGTCCAGATAGTGTGCCCTTGGTTTCTAAGGTCAGCAATCCTAGCCGCTAATCTAAAACAGCCAAACTTGTTTAAGGCATCAATGGCGGTAATCTGCTTGCCTGATTTAAGATAAATCAAGATTCTTTCTGTTTGTGTCATGTCTGTGGTTTTTTATGGGTGAATAAAAATGGGTAAGTTTTTCGTAAGTGTAATCAAAACCATGTCTCGATAGTTTCTCGCATACCCAAGCAAGCTCATCTTCTGTGTGGTGGATTGCATGCTGGGGAAATAAAGTGGTCCGGATGGTTGGGTTATTTTTACTTAATATCCCTATGTATTGTCCGTTCCACTTAAAACGGTAGGTGGTTACTAGTTCCATCTTTTGCGGTTTTTAGTAGTGTGGTGTAAAGAGTAATGATATCCTCTAGGTCTGCCCGATTCCATTTGTGGACCTTGTTTCGGTTATTTTCTAGCCACTCTACCCTTTTCTTGCCAATCTTTAAGAGTAGGTGCTTGCGATAACCGATAAGGTGAAACTCATCAAAGCCGTTGCATCGTTGACATTCTCCGTTGACATTGTCCTCATGAAACCTAAGAAATGATCCGCCCTTGACTGGTACATAGTGTCCGGCATTCATGGATTCTACTGGCAAAGTCTTAAAGCAACTGATACAGGTGAAATATCCGTCTTTAGAATCTCTTTGCCTGATATAAGCATTAAAGACCTTTTGGGCTTTCTCTGTCAGTCGTGGTAAGGTAACCTTTCTCATAGATTCATTTCGGCTTTACGATACGATACAATGGTTCTGATGGCATCTAATTGATGGGTGGCAGATGCATTGACCCTGTCAGCCCAGTTGACTAAATAGTTAACCTCTTTGGCATTCGTATTTACAAACTTAGTGATAAGGGATGGGCTTAGTTTTTTGTCCAATCCTTGCTCCATAGCTTGCAGCAATCCTTGGTTAATTATCTGGTCTTGGGCTAACTTAGCCTCTGCAAGTAGCTGACCTGACTTAGCAACCATTATTAGTAGATACTCAATCCGTTCTAAAAGCTGATTTGGTTCATGTCCAATAGGGGTCTCTAAGTAGGCCTGCATTTTAGAAAGGGAGGTCCTTATCTGGTCCATTGCTTTGGGGTTTGTAAGTGTCAACTACGGTATTCCAACCGCCACCATCTTTGCGTTCCAAGATGCTAATCTTTAGCTGCTTGTTACCTTGATAATCCGTTAAGAGGTCTGGATTGTCTTTAAGCCATTGGAATAAGTCATTGGGGGTGATGATGATTTGACCTTTTACAAACGAGGGGGCATTTTCTCTTGGTGCGAATACCCTAATCCCTTGTGGAAACTTTTTGTCAAGTTGCTTTTGACTGATTGCGGCTGCCATTTTGTAGCTCATTTTACTTTAGATTTACGGTTATAGATGTTGTGGATGTCTTAACTGGGGGGTAAAGGATAACGACCTCATCCTCTACCAAAATTTCTGTGCCGGGCTTTACAGCCTTTAGAAAGGCTTGGCGTTCTTTAATCTCTTTTTCTAATTCTGCTAACTTTTCAGCCAGAGCATTATAAACCGGATCGCCACAATTAGAGTAGTCGTACTTAACCCCAGCTTCTTTAATCTCAAATTTAGCATTGTGTAACTCAAAAGACTTGCCATGCTTATTGGCTTCCTCTAGGGTTAAATCTTTGTATTCTGGATGGGTAGTTAGCTGCTTTACGATGTCCTCTAAGCATTTTACTTGCAGATGCACCTTTAAGGGGTCTATAAGCCCCTCTTTTAGGCTATTTATGACACTTTGAGCAAAGTCCTGCCTTTCGGCTTTGGTAGTCTCAAATAGGCTTAAATCGGTTGTGGTAACTATTCTCATTTTACTGTCTTTTTAAGGTGTTTATTTATATCTTTTTGTGAGGGGTTGACTATCTGGTCAATCGGCTTTCTACGAGCCTCTAAACGGTGCTGGAGCTTTTGGTAGGTCTTGTAGTCTGGGCAGTTAGTGATAGCCTCTTGAGCCAAGACAGCCTCATCATCACTCAAATCAGTATGCCCTATCAAATTAAGTAAGATAAACTTCTCATCATTGGTGGGGGTGTCCTCGACTATCTTGTTAAAGTCCATCTCCTCGGCAGGTGTAGCCTCAAAACCAGCAGCCTTCATAAGCCAAGAAATTAAGTTCCTAAAGGCCTTGCCGGTAGCCCTAGTCTGAGCCATCGATAGGATAGCATACTCATCCCATTGCCTCTTATTGCCCTCTTTGTTAGAGCAAATAGCCACTCCTTTAGAGATGACCTCATTAGTGCCCCATTTGCAAATACTAACCTCTGCCAAGTATTTAATCTCGGTTTCGGTAGAGTGATTAGAGATGTAATTAAGCTGGGGATACAAGCCTAACTGGGCTCCTGCCCACTGCCAAGACTCGACTAAAGGATACTCTTTGCCCTTAATGTTGACAGTAAGTTTTTGCTCTTTTACAAATCTTTTTAGTTCGGAGGCTAGTTGCAGCGATTGTGCTGGCTTAGCTAAATCATAGGTAATTAAATCGTTTGACATGATGTGGTTTTTTATAAAGTTAAACTGTTTCTGCAAACATTGCTCCCATTGAGTTAGGATTCTCATCATTTTTATTTACAAATAATGGGAGGGGGAACTTGCGTTCAAACTCCTTAGCTGGTATTTTCTCATCATCTACAATGTAGTAGGCTTGGCCATCTGGTTCGATACGAAAAGGAGTAAACTGTCTAATGTACTTGTTACGGACATACTCTGCTGCTGTCATTCTAAAATAATTGTGTACTGCTGTGATCCATTCGTTAAAATCACGCATTGGGTGTGTGGGGTAAGTGGTTTTCATGTGGTGAATTTAAGGGTAGTTAAAAAATGCCCCCAATGTAGAAACATCGGGGTTAACCTATTGCTTGCCATTAATCATGGGCGAGGCCCATAACATCGTCAATCTTTTTTTTAGTAGGTGTATAGCTAGGGTTGTAAAGTCTGATGCCATCTGTAAGGCCATAGCTTACTCCAGTATGAAACATGAGTAAAGCAATAGCCTCTGCATCCATCCAATCGGGGAAAGTTAAACGCACTCCAGTTTGGTCTGAATACATTTTCTCTGTTGGTTCAAATAGTTCTGCTTGGTAATAGCCTTGTCCAGATTCAAAGATGTGGATGGCTCTGGTTTTTGATGTGATTAGGGTAATTGTCATGGTAAAGGGTTTTGATTATTGGCAAATGTTGTCTTGTAAAAGGCCTATAACATAGGCAACTGCTAGTAGAGCAAGTAGGAGTTTGATTGGTGCTTTCATGGTTTAATCATTTGGTTATGGATGCAAGATAATACACTTTTACACATTAACCAAAAATATTTTTAATTTATTTTTATTGCCCTATATTTGTGGTATGGAAAAGCAGAAAAGAGGTAGAAAGCCCAAGCCTGCACATCTTAAAGTGCAGATGGTGTCTGTCTATATCACTAAAGAGCAGAATGATTTGATTGTCAAAGAGTTCGGTAGTCTTACAAATGCTGTAAAAATTCACATTTTAAGCAAATTCGATGGATATCGTGATAGCTTTGGGAACTGGCAGCCGGTGGATGGACAACGAGCTGAGGTATGCCCTACGGTCGATTGAGAAGCATCTCAAAGGCCATACTGGTCGCATCTTACTAATAGGCGAAAGGCCTAAATGGATAAAGAATGTCGATCACTATGACATCCCAGATGTGCCGGGCCGCAAGAACTTTAGCATCTTTCAAAAAATACTTACTGGCTGTGAGATGACCAATACCGAAGACTTTATCTTTTGGAATGATGACCATTTCCTAATTAAAGACCTTAGGGTAGATCAGTTCCGCTATTGGTATGATGGTTTATGCAGTCAATGGGCTGAAAAGGCTACTGGATTGTATAAAAGAGCCATCACAAATACAGCCAAGCTACCGGGATGCAATGATCTTTACACAGACATTCACGTTCCGATAGTTTACAATGCTAAAGAGTTTGGTAAGCTATTAGACTTAGACTGGAAACAAGAGTATGTCATAAAATCAGCCTACACTAGAAACATGGAAGGTGGCTTTGAGTACATGGCAGACTTTAAGCTAAGCAATCAGTACAATCTAAGCACATGGCAAGGTAAGTTAGTAGGTAAGACTTTTTTCTCTATTGGAGCTTATACAGTCAATAACGATTTTAAGGTCTTAATGCACAAACTATATCCAGATAAGTCAATCTACGAAAAATGAGAATCTTTATACAAAGCCCAAACATAAACTCTAGGCATGGAGGTATAAGAGTTATAAACGAATGGGCAAATAGATTAGGTGCTTATGGGCATAAGGTTATACTATACAACCAAGCCGGTCCAGTGAGATGCGACTGGATGACCATTACTTGCAAGATTGTAAATACAACCTCTTTACTAGCTACCTCAGACCTATTGATTGTAACGAGCCCGCATGGAGCAAACTTATTAGCAAAAGACAAGCCAGTCAAGAAAATAGTTTTTTTGCAAATGCTAGAGCATCTATTTAACTTAACTAACAAGTCATTCTTTGATAGCTGCTTTACTTTATACACTACTAAGTATCCTTTAATATCTATAAGCCAGTGGAATATTAGGATGCTACAAAATACCTATAAAAGAAAAGGACCAATAAACTATGTGGGTAACGGAGTTAATCTTAATGACTTTCCCATAAGCCATAAAACGAAAGAGGGCAAGATAGCTTTACTAGAATCGCCAGAGCCTACTAACATGGCTAAAGACACAGAAAAGATAGCAGTGCAAGTGGCCAAAAACCTAAGAGAGAAAGGATGGACAATAAAAGGTTTTGGTTTGCACCAAGCTAAAGACAATATCTACACAGAATATGTAGTTAAGCCTAGCCTAGATACAATGAATAGGCTATATGAGGAAGCTACAATAATGATTAAAGCCACAAAATACGATGCTAGGTCAACTGCACCCTTAGAAGCTGGCACAAAAGGTACAGTAACAATAAGAGGTATTATTGAGGGAGACGATGACTTAAACGAGACTAATAGTTATAAAACTGGCTACTCTTATGACAAGTTGTTTGATGCGACAATGTTTGCTATAAATAACCCTAATGACCTAAAAGAGAAAAGCGATAACATACGCAAGCACACAGAGACCTATACTTGGGATTATTGGATGGATAAAATTAATCAAATCTTATGCAGCTTATAGTTGGATGCGGTCCTAACTGGCCTAAAAGAGAGAATGACATTTTCTTAGATTGTCGCAAGTTTGACAACGTAGATGTAGTACATGACCTAAACATCACACCTTGGCCATTTAAGGACAACTCAATGAATGAGATAGTAGCTATTCATGTAGTAGAGCATCTTAATAGCTTACTAGATTTTATGAATGAAAGCCATCGCATACTAAAAAAGGGTGGTGCTTTATACATAGAAACTCCAGAAGCAGGAGCAAATTCAGACTTGCAGTTTGCCGATCCTACACACATAAGATGTTACCGAAAGCATACTTTTATAAATTACTTCACCATCTCTGAGGCTCCTAAGTTCGGCTACACAGACAAATACTGGGCTATCCTACACATAGAAACTAAAGATGGTAACTTAATTGTCCACCTAACACCAATAAAATGAGAATTGTAATTGTAGCTCTAGAATACTTAGAGCCAGAGTGGTTAGACACTCTAAAATGCATACAAGAGACTGGCTTACCTTACGAGATAGTCAGTAGAGATGGAGTAGGCAATATGTCTAGGGCTTACAATACTATCATAACCAAAAACAAAGAGGCAGATTACTATTGGTTTGTCTCAAATGTAACTTTTAAGCCTCAGATGCCTTATGAGTTAGCAATGGCTTGCGAGACATTAGGCTGGGCTGGCATCCATCCAGCTATGCCAAACTCGGATCACAGATTCCAGTGGCCTAACGGACACGAACCCAAAGAGACCCCTTTTATCGAATGGACTGCTCCAATGGTCAATGCAGAGGTCTATAACTTAAACCCTTTAGATGAGATGCTGCCTTACTACTACATGGACCTTGACTGGTGTCATCGAGTCAAACCCAGAAAAGTCGGGGTGCATCATAGCCAAGTCATCGGGCATACCTATCTAAGAAACAAAAAAGAGCATCCTATCGGTCAGCTAAGAAAGCAACTTAGAAACTACTGGACCCCCATTAGTCAAAGGCACATGATTCAAAAATGGGGTAAAAACTGGCAACAAGATTTATGGCCTAAATAAACAAACTATGAAACAAACAGCAGTAGAATGGTTAGTTGAACAACTAATACCAAAAGCAATGTTTACTTACGATGCAACAACATATAATGCAGTACAACAAGCCAAAGCAATGGAGAAAGAGCAAATATTGAAAGCATTATATTTTGGGAAAAATATAAATGATGATATTGAAGCAGAACAATATTACAACGAAACCTATAAAAACAAATAGATATGGCAAAGATTACTTTAACAAACAAAGAAAATGGATTTACTAAAGTTATTGAAGTTAGCTACAACACAGCAAATGATGTTTATCATTGTTTGGATAAATATTATTGGCAAAAAGACACAAAATTAAAAGGTCTTGAAATTAGAGATATAGATGACAATATAACTTTTGTAAGCACTAATGGAATAACCGAATTTACCATTGATGGCTCATTTGTTACAATTAAATATTCCCTTAACATTAAAAACAAATAATATGACAGCAGTAGAATGGTTGGTACAAAGAATGAAACACATTTGTAAATGGGATGAATATATGTTACTTGAAAACCTTGGACATATTGATAAAGCCAAAGAACTTGAGAAGGAGCAGATAATAGATGCTCACATAGAAGGGCAACGAGTTTTTGATAAGCACGACCATACACAGTGGACAAATGACCAAGCAGAACAATACTACAACGAAACCTATAACAAATGACAACACTAGAATTACATGGAATTTATCATGAGTTAGCTTTCTGGCAGCAATTTGTAAAGACAGACCGCTTTTTACAAGGTTGGGTAAAGAAAGTAAAAACACCCGAGCTGAACCAAGAAGTGGCAGACTTTATTTTATCTGTGCCTAATCAGAAAGTATTAGATGTAGGCTCAGGAGTCTGCTCAATACTAAATGGATTAGTAAATGTAACCCCATGCGACCCTTTGGGAGACCTTTACAAGCTAGTCTTTGACTTTGAGAGGCACAAACTAGTAGCCCCACTACCTTACCCAGCTGAGGAACTGACATATAAAAACGAATTTGACATAGTTCACATATCAAATGCCCTAGACCATACCCAAGAGCCTAGAAAGGCCTTAGAATGTCTATTGCAAGCTGTAAGACCGGGAGGCTATCTAATAGTGCAAGGGTTTTTTAACGAGGCAACACATGAGAACTGGCAAGGCTTTCATCAATGGGATATTTCATTAGATGATCATGGCTGCATGGTAATTTTAGGCAAGAAGTCAAAAACCATTATTGCATGGCCTCCACATAAGTTTGCAACAGTCAATTTATTAGGCCGGGATTGGTATTATTGGATAATAAAAAAATAAACATGGTAATCTGCTGTGATATCGATGGTTGCCTAACAGATGGCAAAATCTGGGTGGACCATCAAGGGAATATAATTAAGTCCTTTAATAACAAGGACATAGGAGCCATAAAAGAGCTTATTTCCATGGGGTATCAGGTCCACTTAGTAACTGCTTCCTCTTGGCCCGGTGCAGAACAATACCTCAGAAGGTCTGGGGCTGAGTTACATATAATACGAAACAAAGAGACCATCCCTTTTGACTACCAAATAGCCATAGGAGACTCCGCATGGGATATACCTATGCTAACTAAGGCAAAACACTTATTTTGCCCAGCTGATGCCTCTCTAGAGGTTAAATGCCTAGATGGGGTGCATCCCTTACAAACTCCCGGTGGTCAGGGTATAATGTTAGAGCTAGTTCGGATATTATCAAACTGGCAACTGTCAAGTAATCCTTGACAACTGAAGATGTGAATAAGTTTTTACACTTATATTTGTTTTAGTGGTAAATATTTAGTATATTAGGGGGTGAATAAAGGGTAAAAAATCAACGAGCCTTTAGTCCTTCGGGGCTAAGGGCTTTTTTGTATGATAAAGAGAGTACCTAAATCCGAGATGCCCTGCAATAAGCCAATGAAAAGTTGGCTAAAGGGTAAAAAGAAAGTGGTTAAGGCTTGTGAGGGTGGCAAAGAGAAGATAATCCATTTCGGAGATAGCTCTATGAAAGATTTTACCCAGCACAAATCAAAGACCCGCAGAAAGTCCTACTGCCTAAGATCAGGTGGCATAAAAGGTACAGATACCAAACTAAGTGCCAACTACTGGAGCAGAAAGGTCTTATGGAAATGCGGACAAATGGGTAAATAATGCCATATAAAAGTAGAGCTCAAGCAGCTTTTTTTAACATAAATAAGAAAAAGCTAGAAAAGCAAGGAGTCAACGTAGAGGAGTGGAATAAAGCCTCTAAAGGCAAAAAACTCCCAAAGAGAGCCAAGAAAAAAAAATAATGTCATCCACACCAGCACATATCGATTGGGATGTAGTAGCCGACTACCTTATGGCAGGTTGCTCTGGGGTAGAGGTAGCAGCTCAGTTAGGAATCCACGAAAACACTCTGTATCAACGATGTAAGTCGGATTTAGGTATAGAATTTGTGGCATATAAGCAAGAAAAGCAGGCATCAGGAGAAAGCCTTTTAAGAAAGGTTCAATTCGATGCAGCTATTAAAGATAAAGACAGAGCAATGCTTATCTGGTTAGGTAAGCAAAGACTCGGTCAGAAAGAAAAAGGCGAGCAAGATATTAAGGTTGATGGAGGCATTAACATAGTATTCA